TTTTAGATTTCTCAGCCAGCTCGGCCCGACTCATGAGTGAGTCACCAGGAAACTCATCCCTAATGATCTGCGACAAAACCTCGAAATCTACACAGGTAAACCACTCCTTTCCGTGCGCCAGCTGTCCTGTGGCCGCACAGAATGCAATCAGCCTCCTCTCTGCGGCCTTTGGGTTGGACAGGGGGCCAGAAACTTGAGTGCGCAGTACATGTGCTCCGCGCATGCCAGATACTCCAGCGTGCGACTTTATTCGGGAGGAAGCGTTTCGCCCCCTTCCCACCTTGATCCAGCCATCTGAGAACAAGACGGCATAAACCTTTTCTCCGTGACCAGGGAGTCTTTCGATTTCCGGCGCTACGTTTTCGCCATTCATTAATCGTGGCGCGCTTTTGCTGACAGTCGGCATATTGCAGACGGATTGAGGGTGTGGCATAGTCTTCGAACCTTATTTAGTACCGCGTTAATGAAGCCACCTTGCCGGGTGGCTTTTTTTTGCTCGCTGATTGTGCATCTTTCTTCGAGCTTTGTGAACCAGTCCAGAATTACGGACCCAAAGGTCAGCCCACGGCCTCCCTGATGACAGCTGTAGGCTTGCTCCACATGTAGACGACATTACCAACGACATTGCCGTTAGCGCTGGGCGGGGTAGCACGGGCGCGTTTAAGCGCCCGTTCGATGCCCGGTAAAGCCAGCTCACACGCGACTTCTGAAAGATCATCAATGGTCATGCCCAACATCGCAGCGACCGCCTCCATTCTTTTCAGAGTGGAAGCGCTCACATCCATTAATACTGCATTTTTCCCGGGCATCTATCTGGTCCTTAATTACGTGTTAGGCGCGTTTTCTCTGATCCAAGCCCAGAGGGAGCTTGCCGTTTTGTTCCACGGCTTTGAGGAATGCTTCGATCACTTCACGAGCGAGGACGCTATGCTGAAGACCGTTCTTTACAGCCACGTCGCGCAGCTCATCGAATATCCCCGTGTTCAGCATTATTTTTACTTGCCGGTCATGCCGGTGGATTTTGTCATCGTATGCCATCTGTGTTGCCTCGTCAGTAGTGATTTGTCGCTCGGGCATTTACCCGGGATCTTTTGTCATGCCGCTTTCAACTCTGGCCAGATTCGGCCCCATATTTTCGGGAACAGCTCCTTCCTGGTGATAACTCCTTTTGTGACGATTTCAGCGACGGCTGCTACTTCTGGCGAGGCCTTACGGTAGCCGTAGCCGATCAGCTTCAAGTGTTCCCGGGTGACGCCCGCTTCCTTGATCTCTTCGTCCGTAGCTGTTTTAAGCCAGGTTAAGAGACCGTCGTGTCGATTAGCCATGAGTGTAATTCCTTTCTGAGCGTTGGGCGATTATTGCTTAGAAGCAACCATTTCGCAACGTCCTTCTTCATGGACTGACCAGTTAACGATCGGTTCATTTACGCGCTACGAAATTCTTTTGAAATACCGCTTGCGCATCCTTTTGCGTCTGTGTAACTTTGCATCCATCGAGTCCCTACATACGGACTGCGACGAACACTGTACCACCCGCTCTTTAACAACTTGCAGACAGACCCAGGTGCCGGATGGCGTTTGAATCCTGGGAACAACACCGCAGCACGGCCTGCTTCCGTGACCGAGAGATCGGCGCGCAAGGTGGGCTGGAAAGACGGAACATTTCACTTCTGCATCCAGGAAGCTCAGGATGCAGCGGGAAATCAACCTGGAGAAGCGCAATGACGAAGCGATCAACTGACAGAGTCAAATTAAAGATTTGGCATGTGACGGGCACCATGGAATACGACGGAAACATCGAGGAGGGCCTTTTTTATGGAGCTCACTCCTTGCCGCCAGCAGAGCGGAAGAGGCTCATCGAAAAGCTTACCGAGAGGCACGCAGAGCTTGAGGCGGCCGGAAGGTAGGGCGGCACAGGGCTTGATATACACAGGTCCATAATTACGGAGCGCGCTCACCATGAGGCAATACACCGGTTTTCTTTGCGTGTCCGCCGCATTGGCGCTCGCGCTGTACGTTCCCGAGTCATTGATACGCAACATGTGCGCCCTGTTCGGCGCCTGGTAGGGAGGAAGCAAGCATGAGCATCGACCGCTACACCGTCTCGGCCAAGGCCTGGGCACTGGAAAGAAGGCTGCAACTGAGTAACACCCCCGTGCGGAAACGCCGCAGGGACTAATTACGGACGCTAGGAGCCAGCCATGCCCACCACCCCACGCAAGCCAGTTAGGAAGCAACTACGCCCCGATCTGCACGACTGCGCCAAGGGGCGGATGCGCGAGGCGCCAGCGAAGGTCGTCACCACTATGCCGGGCGGGTATCTCGCCTGAGAAGGAGCAAGTCATGTCGAAATTTAAAGGAACACCCGGGCCGTGGTTCTCGCCCGACGGCAAAACCATCAAGCAAGACTTCACCAAAATCGGCTTGAGCCCAGCGGCAGGCTGCACGATCGGCGCTGTCATGGGCGGATCGACCAGCGGCCCGCACTTCATCGAGATCAATGAAGAGGTGGCAGCCAACACCAAGTTGATCGTCGCCGCGCCAGACCTGCTCGAATGCCTCAGCAACATGCTCGACCACTTCGAGGGAAATATTCCTCTCTGGCTATTCGAGAAATCGGAATCAGCCATCGCCAAAGCAACCGAATAACCCACCCCGCCCCACCCTTGGAGGCAACCATGTCAACCAGCTACGCAGACAGTGCGCAGGCCCGAGAGTGGGACCGGCGCTATGACGCTTACGGACGGCCGAAGAAAGCTCAGGCCGACCAGTTCCACGACTACGAGGCTGCCGCCCAGCGCCTTGACGAAAGAAGGCGACTGCAACTAGAGGAAGGCAAGGCCGCCCAGGTGCGGATCAATGCGGCGGTCGAGCAGATCGGCGACTTCTTTGGATACAACGGGGTGAAGTCATGATCGCCAACAGAGACATCGCCGTCGGCATGCTGGATGGCTACGTCGACAGCATGATCGACCCGCAATGCAGCGCGCTGGCCGTCAGAGCCTCCGCGAACACGGCACTACTGATCTTCCGCACGCTGAACGTGATCAGCGCCGACGAAGAAACTCACTATCAAGAGCGTTTGCGCCGCGTCTATGAGCGTCGACAGGGGAGAGTGGCATGAGTCAGATTGATTGGAAGAGCGCACCAGAAGGCGCAACGCACTTTGGCCCTGAAACAGATACCCATTGTGAATCATGGTATCGCGTTGAAGGCGGAAAGATTATTTCATTCGTGCCTACCGGGGACTACCCGTTCGTTCTGACCAAAGCACAGGCTGGAAGCGGCTACTACCATGCCATTGATGAATTAATTGAGCCTTGGACCGGAGAAGGCCTGCCACCAGTTGGTACGGTGTGTGAGCGACATGCAAGCGGTGACCTGTGGGAGCGAGCGCGGATCAAGTACCAGCAAGCCAACATCTGCGTATGGGAAGTATTCGGACTCGCGGTAGAGCGCTGTTCGGATAGCGCTCATCAGATGGTCTTCCGCCCAATCCGCACGCCGGAGCATATCGCGGCGGCCGAGCGCGAAGAAACCCTTCAAGAAATCGCCAGCACTATCGGGCGCGTAACTTTTTATGAAGATGCCGAGGCCTTGTATGCGCTCGGCTACCGCAAGCAGGTGACCAAATGACCACATCCCCAGTGAAATCCCTGATCGACGAAGAGATTGAGGACTGCGAAAGAAGACTGGCGATCATCGCATTCGGCCTGCCGTTCAACGAAGTGATTGGCCGGGAGCGCGGGTTTCTGGTCGCGGATCTGCCGGTGCAACTGGCGGCGACAATGAAGGGCAGAAGAATTGCGGTGCGGGAGCGACGGGCATGAGCGAGACAGTAACGGTAAAGAAGTTCCGATACGTGCTGGACTGGTTCGAGGTCACCGATGTGGCGGTGGAAGTCGGAAAAGGGCACGCATTCACGATGCAGTATCGCCTTGGTAGCTGGTATCTCATGGGTCGCCATTACGACGCGAAGGCTGAAAAGTGGATTAGCCGAGAAGACTTCCAGCTGGATGACCCTGCTGATGCATTTATCAAGCTCGGCACCAGAATTCAAGGCCTTGATTGCCTTCATGGTGGCGGAATTGCTGAACCACTAAAGAAGCTGATGGAGCGGGTGCAGCAGCGGATAGCCCGCCAATGACCGCCAGCCAGCGCAGAAGACGGGCCATCTACTGGCGCGGCTCGCTCACCGCAACAACCCTCTTCACCCTACTGATGCTGCTCGGCGCTCTCGCTGACGCAATCACCCAATAACTCAAGCAGCGCCCCGGTCCCGGATGGCGCGGGAGATAGACGCATGCCTGCAAATACTGAACTGGCCACCGTGCCACCGAAGGAAACAGCGCTGGCCGTCTACAGCACCGAAAACGGGCTTGACCCTTGGCTGACCCAGATCCGCACTGAGGTCGACAAGTTCCTGTCGAACGTGCCGGACCTGGCCACCAAGAAAGGCCGCGACTCGTATGCCTCGATGGCGCACAAGGTCGCTAAGTCGAAAACAGCTCTGGATGCCGTCGGCAAAGAGCTGAGCGCCCAGCAGAAGGAAGTCCCGAAGCGCATCGACGCCGAGCGTAAGCGTGTGTGGGACAAGCTGGAAACCTGGCAGAAGGAAGTCCGCAAGCCGCTGGATGACTGGCAGGAAGCGGAAGACCGAAGGATTGACGTCATCAAGGCGGACATCGAGCGGATCAGTGATCAGGCGATGAATCTGGACGGCATCACCGCCGAAGACATGGAGGAGCGCATCCGAAGGGTCGAAGCGGTCGCCATCGCCGATAAGTGGGCAGAGTTCCAGGTTGACGCAGCGCTGGCCAAAGAGAAGGCGCTGACCAGCCTCTACACAGCGTTGACCAACCGCAAGCTGTACGAGGCGGATCAGGCTGAACTTGCGCAGCGCCGGGCGGATGACGAAGCCAGGGTGCAGCGCGAGCATGACGAGCGAATCAGGAAGGAAGCGGCCGAGCAGGCGCAGAAGGATGCCGAAGAGGCCGCACAGGTAGCGAGGGAGCAGGGCGAGCAGCGGGAAGCGCAACTGAAGCAACAGGCAGCGCAGGCCGAGCAGGTAGCAGCGCAGGCAAAGGCAGATCAGGAGGCGGCCGAGCAGCGCGCTGACCAGGAAAGGAGGGATTCAGCGGCCCGTGCTGAGCAGGCCGCAGAGGATGCCCGCCAGGCTGAGATCAAGCGCCAGCAGGACGCAGCCGACGAGATCATCCGCCAGCAAGATCTGCGCGAAGCCGACAAGGCGCACAAGGGCAAGATCAACCGGGCCGCTCTGGACGCCTTCATCAAAGGCGGCATGCCTGAAGCCTGCGCGCGTCAGGCAGTCGTCCTGATCGCCAATCGCGTAATTCCCAGCGTGACCATCACTTATTAGGTGACCGCATGAGCAATCCACGCATGGCCGCCCAGCTCGACTGGGCCACGGTCGGAGCCTTCTCGCCTGAGCAGTTCACTGGCGATCAGAGAAGAGAGTACGAAATTGAAGCCGCCCGCATCGAGCGGGAATGGGACAACCAACTGAGGTAGGCATCATGGCAACCGTAACGCTCATCCTTGGCAAGTCAGGCAGCGGCAAGAGCGCTTCACTGCGCAATCTAAACCCGGCCGAGGTCGCGCTCATTCAGGTAATCCCGAAACCGCTGCCGTTCAAAGGCGCCAAGGCCTGGAAGCCTTACGTGACGGACGACTGGCAGAAAGTTGTTGGCCGGTGCGTCCAGGCCACCAAGCACGACCGCAAGATCATCATCATCGATGATTTCCAGTACATCCTCGCCAACGAATTCATGCGGCGCAGCGAGGAAAAGGGGTTCGACAAGTTCACCGAGATCGGCCGGCACACCTGGAACATCTTCAATTCACTGCTCCACCTGCCGGAGGACGTCCGTATCTACATCCTCAGTCACACCGAGGAAACGGACGCCGGCCAGA